ATTTAGATATATTTTAAAGATGTATTTAAATAATTTAAAATACTTTTACTTTCATAATGTATGGAGAGATTGCAAAAACTTGTAAATTGTTACAGAGATACCAACAACTTGCTACTAAATTTGATACACGATAAACAGATAAAAATTGATACATTGATGGCGGATATTACTAGATTGAATGCACTGGTTGACCGGTTATATCTTTGTCTAGAAGTACAGGTAACGGAAGATTTGCAAGAGTGATTACTCGAACTCTTTGCACACTAGGCGATTTAATATTATCCAACGGCCGAATTCTTGAAGATGAAATTGTTTTTTGACTGTATTCATTTTCATTGCTTTTACGAAAAAATCCGTCCTGACATCATCAATGGTGTCATGACTTTTTGTCATAACATTTTCTTCCAACTTTTTATTTTTTATTTTTTCTTCTTCCAACTTTGTTGTTAAATCTGTCAAAATTCTTGTCAAATTTTCAATTGTTACTTTATCAATATGACTTGTTCTTGTCAAATGCTTACTCCAATCTGTTTTCAAATTTGTAGAATAGTCACAACATTCACAGTGAAACATCGTCTCCCTTTTTATACTATGACAAAAAGTCTTTAAACCTTTTTGCGTCTCATGACTTTTTGTCATATCAAATTCTTTTAAGAGCATCTCATATATCTCCATTCCAAAGCAAGATCCAACTCAAGTATCCATTCAATTTATCAATATCTTTTTCATGTCTGATTTTGTATAATCTTCTCCGTTCTTCTGCTACATCTTTCCCGTAAGATTTCAAATGGATATAATAATCAGAGTAAGCAAGTGCACCAATGCTTGCAATCTTCTTCCCATCTAGATAAACATCTATTTTTTTTCCTTTTCTAGTAGATGGGAAAATTTCAACTCCCAGTTTTTTTGCTTGTTTGAAAGTCAATGGATCAATCTGATACATATTTTTATAAAAATATTTTAAAAAATAATCTTTTGAAATATGTATGGAAGAATCTCCGTATGAGCACATTAAACACGGGACTTTTACACGTCAATTTAAAACACGTCCCCCCCATCTTCACCATTTGGATACACTTCATAAATATGCTTCCTACATAGTCCGTCAACCCCAACATTTCCATCCAATAACTCGTAAACGGGCACTCTTTTATTTAAATCTAATCGAGCATCATGGTCCACCAGGTAGTTATCATGGCGGAACATTGTCTGTGCATGATTTCAAGGAATTTATCGAGAACAGTTATTTGCATAAATCATTCCAAGTTGATGGATTTGTTCTAGACAAAGATTTATCAATGGAAGAAGTACAAGTTTATTTTAATGATTCTGAAAAAAGATTGGTTATTGTATTTAGAGGAACAAGTGGAATTGCAGATTGGGTCAATAATGCGTCCTACATAGTTGGTCGATATAAACATACAAATCGTTTTAAAACGGCAGAACGTATTTTTCACGAGGCATTGGCAAAATATCCATCCTATACGGTCACACTTGTCGGGCATTCTCAAGGAGCAATTCCCGAGAAAATCTTGAACGACCGGGTTCATGAAAAACTTTACCTTAATCCAGCATGGACATCTGAACATCAAACAAGTAAAGATTACATTGTGAAATCGTCATTGGATCCCGTGTCATTATTAGTAAGACCCAACAAAAACAATGTCGTCATTCCGGCAAAAACACATAACCCCATTCACGAACATTCCACGAAAATTCTTGACATTCTTCCACAAGACAAATTAATCGGAGGAGAATTGACTGCCGATTATCCAATTGAAAAAATTGTGAATTGTAAATATAAGATGGCTGAACTGAAAAAGGAGATTCGGTCCATTTTGGAAAGTCAACGGTATTCAAAACAAGAAATATCTGGATTTTTCAAAGGCAAAAAAAAACACGATTTGGTAATGTTTGCTATTAAATATCTAGAGGAAGAAGACCCGGGATTTGGAGTTTTGCTTTAATCATATTCAAACCTATTTCAATATGATTTTAAAAGTTTTTTAGCGTATATATTTCTTTTTCTGCTAGGATACACATAGGATATGATTTGACTATACATATTGCCCTAGTATCAATAGTGTCGAGTCGTTCTTGTTGTTTTCTATTTAACCCTAGATAATTATCAATCAAATATTTTCGGGTTCTACCGCCGAGGGATTGCGGGAAAAAGACGATGGCATGCGCCTCATTTAATATGCCCTTTGTTGAAATTCCTCCACAGGCAATATGACTTAGATACACCACGCTCGTTTTAGTATGTCTTCCTGTATTTAACAGTTTTGTCAAAATATCGTTTACTTTTAGTTTTAAAGGTTTATCTGAAATGCAATCACAATCATCAAAAATTACTAAAGATTCTTTAAAATCATCTGCCTCGAGTTCTGCATTAATAAAATCTTCTTTCAGATTTATTCTTCTTGCTGTTTTTATCCTATCAATGGAAGAATCGCTATCTACATACGATAAAATATAAATGGGCCTTTTTGGAAACATTTTATGGTATTCCAATGCATAAGAAGCAGTGTAATAAGATTTACCTGATCCAGATGCTCCAAGAACATATAATATTGTTCGTTCTTTATCTTTATTGGGTAGATATTGAAATTTTCCATCAGTTTTTAATTCTGGATAATTGTTTGTCGAATTGGGTTTTTCGTCTAGATAAACCACTTTGTCTTTTTTTCCATCAACTTTAATAGCACATATGGGTATACCGTCATTCTCAAGATTAAAGCTCATTATTCTTATAGCCAAATATATTTATTTTTTTATTTTTTAATCACTTTCTTTCTGCTTTTTTATCTTTGACTTGACTCGGGAAGAAAACTTTTCCATCTTATTTTTCATGGATCCTGCCTCGAGGATCTCCAAATCTTCTTCCGATTTTTGTTTCATATTTCCCTTAATCATTTGAATCAATTTTTTAGATTCGTGTTTTTGATCATTTTCATAGTTGTATCCCTGTTTCAACTTTTTCAAAAGTTCTGGCATTATATACCTTGTTGATATTTTTATTTTGATTATTTTTATCCAATTAGATTTTTATTTACATACCCAGTTTACTGAACCACCAACAGATACATAGGTAAATGCTCTCCAACCATATTTAGGTATAAATGTTTGTGAACCAAAATCATAAGAATTATAAGTAGCATTTGGAGAGAGTAAGGCTCCACTAGTAGTTACTAATATTTGACCAGCAAGTGCATTTATATTGACAACTACAATCGTTTGACCAATTATACTTGAAGAAATACCTAGAGCTATTTGTGAAGCTGTACTCCCGGTATACTGTAAATAAACTGTCATTGCCGTTTGGGCAGGTAATGTATAATTCGTGCCACTAAATGTTAATTGTGCGGGTATCAATAATCCAGTAACAGTTGCGCCAGTTAAAGTCAATGTTTGTCCAGAAGGAACAGTTAAACCGCCACTTGCTGTAATTAATCCATTACTTGTCAATCCACTACTAAAAGTTTGTAATGCCGTAAAAGTATTTGCCACAGATTTTGATGCGTAAGCAGATAAACTACTTGTCAAGGCATATGGCGATAAGCTTGATGTAGTTGCATAAGAAGATAACGTAGTTGTCAATGAAGATGACGTCACATAATTTGACAAACTACTAGCAAGGGCATATACAGATAAGCTTGATGTAGTTGCGTAAGATAATAATGTACTTGAAAGAGATGTGTTTGTTACATAGGCGGTTAAATCGGCAGGAGTACCCGATGGTCCTGTAGCTCCAGTTGATCCGGGAATACCTTGGATACCAGCAGAACCAGCAGGACCAGTTGATCCGGGAATACCTTGGATACCAGCAGAACCAGCAGGACCAGTTGATCCGGGAATACCTTGGATACCATCAGAACCAGCAGGACCAGTTGATCCGGGAATACCTTGGATACCATCAGAACCAGCAGGACCAGTTGATCCGGGAATACCTTGGATACCAGCAGAACCAGCAGGACCAGTTGATCCGGGAATACCTTGGATACCAGCAGAACCAGCAGGACCAGTTGATCCGGGAATACCTTGGATACCAGCAGAACCAGTTGCTCCAATACTTCCACTTGTGATATTGACCCATTCTCCAGTCGAGTTATAAAACTGGATATTATTACTTGAATCCATATACAATTGTCCGGGCAAAGGAGTAGATGGCATTGCTCCCTGTTGTAATTTTAAATATTTGGTCATAATCGTATCACTTGTCAAATCATTTATGGTGGAAACTTTACTTGCCAATCTACCAGACAAATATTCGGCATAAATAAATTTCAACTTATTCGTGGCTGAACCAATATCATAAGTATTTGACGCATCTGGAATGATATCACTCGACAAGATCCCAGAAAATGATTCAGATAATCCTGTAGGTCCAACTTGACCTTGAAGACCTGTAGGTCCAATTTCACCCTGAATACCTTGAATCCCTGGCAATCCATCAACGCCTGGTAATCCAGCAGTCAAATCTTTCATTGTAGCAATCTTTATCCATTCATTGTCTCCATAATTGTCAATGGGCTGATACAAATAAAGTCCTCCGTCATTTGAATTTAAGAACATGTACCCTGGAGTTAATGAAGAACTAACAATACTACTATTTACATTACTGGAAGAATTTGTCGGAAACGTCGATTGCGGATAAAGACACAAAACATTTGTTGTAGTCAACCCGCCTACTTGAAGATGAGTATTACAAAAGATGGATCCAGCATTTTTGACAGATTTACAATAAATTTGATCCATGTTGAAGGCAGAAGACCCTAGACTAAAAGATTGATTTATTGATGGGATTAATGATTGAGTCAATGAGCCTGAAAACGAGCCGGTAGATCCGGTAGGTCCTATTAATCCATCAACTCCATCCCTCCCAGCAGAACCAGTTGCCCCAGTAGGTCCCTGGATCCCATCAACTCCATCCCTCCCATCCCTCCCATCAACTCCATCCCTCCCAGCAGAACCAGTTGCCCCATCCCTCCCAGCAGAACCAGTTNCCCCAGTAGGTCCCTGGATCCCATCAACTCCATCAACTCCATTAATTCCAGCAGGACCGCTCATAACGCTTGCACTCAATTGATCTAATGTAGCATAATTTGTCAAATGAGTAATTTGTGCCATTTCAGTCCAACCACCAACTCCAGATGAATCGATATCATATTTGTATAAACCTTTATCAACTCCGCTATAATACATATGACCGGGATTAAGATTTGTAATTGGAACTTGATTTTGCGGAAAAAGGTATAATTGTTGAGTTGTTAAATTTGTTGTAGATAAATCAGTAGTCGAAATATTATTCGAATTATTGATATATTTTGTGTATATATTTTTTACATTTTTGGAAGAAGAGCCAATATCATAAGCATTATTGGTATCTGGAATGATATTTTGAGTAAGTATTCCAGAAAAAGATCCAGTTATACCTTGTATCCCCTGAGGTCCAATCTGACCCGTGGGTCCAGTTACACCTTGTATCCCCTCAGGTCCAATCTGACCCGTGGGTCCAGTTACACCTTGTATCCCCTCAGGTCCAATCTCACCCGTATGTCCAGTCACGCCCTGAATCCCCTGAGGACCAATCTCACCCGTATGTCCAGTCACGCCCTGAATCCCCTGAGGACCAATCTCACCCGTAGGTCCAGTCACACCAATATTTATCCCATTTTGTCCTAAAACCCTAGCAGCAGTTGTTTGAATTGTTCCGTCCGCAAAAGTAAGCGATTCTAAGTTTTTGAAATTTGTAGCGTCGTCTAGGAAGAATTCCCGTGGTTTACCCTCGAATCGGATTTTTTTCAAAGTCAATGTATTATTACTTCGATGTGACATATAAATATAACAAAGATTATATTTTGTAATATTTTTATAAAGTTAAAAAAGATTGATGTTTTATCGTTTTCTCGTGTCGGGTTTTACCACTTAACCAACAAGTTGAACCACATTCACACGTATAAGTAGATGACATTTGTTCTTTTATATGTTGCTTATTTTCGGGTTTTGATAAATATTCTGCTCGATACTCTTTTTCTTGTTCCTTGATTTCAGGTCTAGACCGGTATTCTGTTTTTTGCACTTTTTTATCTTCTTCCGAACTATACGCACGATATGTATTCAAAGTAGCGTTCAATTCAACTCTCCAATGTTCTTCCCGAATATGTTGTTGAGTTGAATTTTCACATGAATATTCTTCAATAGGAATCATATCCCAATTACTCCATCCGCCATTTGCTCGAATAGTTGTATAAATTAAAGTTTCATAATTTTTAGATTTTGTTTTATGTTTATTCTTCCGTTTCACTAAATTTGTGGTAGAACCCACATAAAAGTCAAAAATCGTCGAATCTTTGCAGACGATTTTATAGATGATTGTTTTGGAATAATCGGTTTTAGTTCTTCCCATCCTATCTTATCCTATTATATCTTATTGTCTTTAAGTCTTTTTCAAGCAAGATTATGTTCCTTGACATATTTGCTAGCAGCACCTAACTTAAGATTATGTTCTTTCATAACTTTTTTAACAATTTCTGCTCTTGCTTTCATTTTATCACTCAACACTCTCTTTTTCTTGCCACCTTTCTCCTCAGCCTTTATTTCCCCCTTTTCGAAACTTTCTTCTTTATTTACTCTTTCTTTTTCTTCTTCCAAATTTTTAAGAACTGCTTTGGATTTTCTTACTCTTTTTACCGTTGGTTTTAGCAATTGTTCAATAACAACTGGAGGTTCAGGCACTTTCTCGATTAATGCCTTTGCCTTATTTTTAGATCCAGAAGGACGACCACGTTTCTTCTTTTCACCACCAATTAATGCTCCTTTAACGGCGTCTTTTACGAGTTCCTTACCAACTGGTACAACAATATCGTTGAATATCTCTTTGCCAACATGCCCAATTACTTTTGCGGCAGGTTTTACATAATCATTATAAATTCCGCCACCCGATATCATTTCCATAAGTTGTTTTTTAGAAAGTTTTTTCAAATGAGGATGATGTTTATTTGCTGGATGAATTCCTTTTGGGTGAGCAGAAGGGTGTGGATGGTGAATTTTTCCAGCATCCATTTCATGGCATTCACCTCCTTCTCCTTCACTGGAAGAATATTCTTCCTCAGAAGATTCGTCGTCGCTATCACTCTCCAATCCAGCACCTAAAGGAATTTTGGAATACATTTCAGATCCGCCTTTCAAATCTTTTGTTTCAGAAGAAACTGCTCGATTATTAAATTGTAAAAAGTTTGAAAAATGATCAGTGCTTCCAACTACTAAGGGATCTTCATAATAAGTTTGCGATGGTTGTTGACTAAAAGGATGTGCTCCATCGGATTTACGATTTCTAAATCTTTTGCCTTGTTGTGAAACAAATTGTGAATGTCTATATTGAGGAGTATCGTGAATAAAATTCTTTTTGGATTCATTGATTTCGTCAATCATGTGGTAGGACATATAAGATTGTGCCATTATATTTTATAAATAATATTAAAATAATAATTATTTTTATATTTTCCTTAATTATCATGGATGAACCCGATGTTTTGTATTTTGACACAATTACATGCAATCTTGCGAGTCCTTCTGCAGGTGAAATCCCATTAACTGCCTACAATCAATCAAGAACTATTCCTTATTTAACAAATCCTTCAGATTATTATGGGGCAGTTGTATCTCTTTCTGTGAATGATAGTTCAATCCCTGTAATAACTCCTGACATTGTTCCTTATCAATCTGATCCAAATTTAACAATTTATAATGTAATTTTAACATACGGTGGTTCAATCGCAACAAGTCCTATAATTTTTCAAACTCAAAATCTGAATGCCGAAGTTCCACTTGGTCCATCGGGATATCCAGCAGGTGTCCCCAATTACTCTACGGGATATTATAATATTTATAATTATAATTTTTTCATGGGTTTAGTAAATACGGCATTTGCAACTTGTTATACGGCATTAAAAGTTTTACAACCTACTCTTCCTGCCAATGGGCAACCGGTAATCACATTTGATTCAGTCACATCTTTTTTTACCATTAAAGGTGCAAACTCTCTCTACAATGAGGATACAGCAGTGAGTCCAATTTTAATTTATATGAATGGTCCACTTTATCATTTATTTGGATTCACCAATTTATATACAACTGTAAATGGTTTGTCTGAAAATCAAATATTGATGAATGCCAATACAGCCTTTGTAGATTTGACAAACGACTCGATATTTGCCACTCAGCAAAACAATTCAATATCCCTTTGGAACAATATAACTGATATAGTTGTTACTTCTACATATATGCCATCAACACAAGTATTGATTGGAAATCCGCAAATTGTTTACCAAGGACAATCATATCCCATTTCTACAAATAATAGTTTGACTAGACAAATTCTACTGGATTTTCCATATCGTCCCGATTTATATAAGGTTCCGATCGTTTATACACCAACTGCTCAATATCAGGTTTTTGACATGAATTCTTCCGATGCATTGTATAATTTAGATTGGCAAATGTGGTATCGTGCTCGAACTGGATTACTTTATCCTTTATATTTGAATTCAGGAACAAGTTGTAGTTTAAAATTGGGATTTTTCAAAAAGTCGGCATTTAAACATTTGAAAGGGTTAAGATAAATATTGATTTAGATTTATCACGACATATATAGTAAGAATGGAAGAATTTGTCCCTATAATTGGGTATGAAGGTTTATACGAAATATCAAATATGGGAAATGTCAAATCTTTCAAAAAGTCCAAAAAGGGGGTTTTGTTGGAATTATGTAATGATAAAGATAAATATTTAGTTGTAGGTCTATCCAAGGACAAAAAAGTTAAAATAGGCAAAATCCATCGATTAATTGCTCAACACTTTATTCCAAATCCTGACAATAAACCATGTGTAGATCATAAGAATCAAATTAAAGATGATAATCGGATCGAGAATTTGAGATGGTGTAATCGTTCTGAAAATACTCGTAATGTTAATAAAGGTCAAAATTTTTCATCCAATTTCAAAGGAGTACATTTTAACAATAAAATGAAAAAATGGGTTGCCCAACTTTACAATAATAACAAACGTATATTTTTAGGAAGTTTCAAAGTGGAAGAAGAAGCAGCTTGCGCCTATGACAAATATATCAAGGAACATTTTCACGAATTTGGGATTTTGAACTTTCCAGATGAATTCTAGAAAATAATCCAAATTTTTATGTTTTCTTAATTTATAATGTCGGACGT